TAGCTTCCTAGTAGAGCCAGGTGTCGGCTTCTCGTACCAGGCTATCAGGGCTTTCCTGATCGCGCTGTCTAGGACTCGTCGCATCTTAGTTTGTTATACAGCTCTCGTAGCTTTGCTAATTCGTATCTAGTCGCCGCTAGCTGCTCTTTGAGCCTAGCCACCTGCTCGCGTAGAGCTAGATTGCTCTCGATCAAGAACGCTTGGCCTATACTAGACGGATCGGGCATCTCACGGCTTCTCTCTACGCAGCTCTCTGGATTTTGCCCGAGGCGTGGCGCTCAACTTCTTCATCGCCTTGACGGCTTCTTCCGAGAGAGAACCGTTCCTATCCCAATGCGATATGTCATGCTCACGGAATACTTTGCGCTCTAGCGTTTCAATATTCACAAGCATGAGGCTGAGAGATGCGCCGCGACTCAACTTTTCGCTCACCCCGATCACTAGAAATGTCGAGCCTGTCGGTGAAGTAACCACGTTACACTTAGCTAGTCGTTGGTATGGCATTACTTTTCTCCTGGCACCGTGGATGGCGGAGGCGTAGCAACGTGACCGACCTATGGGATAATCGTCGCCCCACTGATGCCAATACTCGCCTAGCTCTGGTTGAAACTCGACGGCCATCTTGCGGTGCGTTTCGCTTTCTGGACCGTAACAATAACCACAAATCGCCGCCGCGCATCGCCTTCGTTCGTCGGCGCTAATGGCGTCGAATACTGCCTTATCTTGGCGGTCAAGGAATCGCTGTTTGACTTCACGGTTCAATTTACTCTCTTGCGTCGGCGGCTTCGCTTGCGGTGGCATTAGAGGAACCTCAAGAACGAATCACGTTGCTTTTTAGTCAGCAGCGCATGGGCGCGGCGACATTCCTCAGTCTCACATTCAGCGTGAACGAACTCTGTTCCCGCGCTTTCCTCGCCAGGCCAGCGCACCGGATGAGGATACTTGTCTACGCCAGGCTTGCCGCAGAATCCGCAGATGTCGTCATCACTCTCGATCCCGAGCCCGCGCTTCGCCTCGGCCAGCTCGGCGCGGAGGTTCATCACAACTTGCGTTAGGCGCTCATTCTCGGTGTGCCAGTGATTGCGTTGGGCGACGACCTCGACCTTCTCGGCGCGTGCGATGTCATGGTCGTGCTGATACCGCGCCCTGTCTCGCTCCTGCGTCAGCTCCGCAATCTCGCTCGCCTGGGCGTGAAATATCGCCTTGGCACCTACTACCGCCTTCTCGATGCCATGCGCCTCGATGTAGTGCCCACCGTCGCGGTGCATGACTGCGATGAGGTTGCGGCAGGCGGCGAGGTCGGCGCGGAGGGTGTCGATGGTGGCGTCCATACGCTGCTCCATCGTCATAAACGGATGGTCGCAATCGTCGGGGTGCAATGCGTCACAAATTGGGCAGGCCATCACTCCCCCTCATCGCAGGCTCGCGGCGCTCTCGGACTGCGATAACCATACGGCGGCTACCACCATAGTCGGAATCAAATATGTCCCACACTGTTTGATCACCCAACAACTTGCCGTGCGCTTTGCGCTCGAAGAATGTCGGCAAGCGCCAATCCCGACCAAGGCTGCTTACCCACCGATAGGCTTCGTCTCGCGTCATCGGCCCACTCCACTCCGACCATTCCAGCTCCACGGCTGGCGTGGGCTCGTCGTGGTTGTGCTCCCACTCGATAGCCTCTTCGCGGCGGCGAAGTTCGTCGCGAATCGCCGACACCACCCAGACCAACTGGGGGACTGTCAGACTCTCCATCCACAGGCGCTCGACCACGGAGGTCTTTTCAGCTTGCGCGGCTTCGTCGGCGCGGCGCTCTAGCTCCACGATGCGCTCGCCCGCCTTCTCCAACTCCCGCACGCGGTCGAGGATGTCGCTTAAGCGCAGGATGAATTGGTTTTCGATTGCGGTGTATCTCGATTCGAGCGCATCTAAGCGCGTAGCCAGCCGCGTAGCCAGCTTTGAGACTAGTGCGTTCACATTTTCGGCGTTGGACATGTCACTATTAATCGTCATCGTTCCCCCTCGGCTATGATTCAAAATAATATCTCTTGCTCGCCTAAGCCACTAGATTCAGGGATTTCATGGCTATCTTGCTTAGTATCAGGCTGCCTAATGAACGGTTCCCGGTTCAGGATCTTCTTCATTACCCCAGGAATTATCTCGCTGATTCGCTGCATCGGCTTGTTCCTTCTCGTAGGCTTTCTCTGTTGGAAAATATGTTGGCTCGATCATGTTGGCAAAGCTCGTAAACTCTGGAAGCCAGCGGGCGATAAACGACCCTGTTCCGCCGTCGCGGTTCTTCTCGATCATAATAAGAGCCCTGTCGGCAACGCTACCGTCCTCGGCATCTTCCCGGTGGATCATAAGAACTATGTCGGCATCCCTGCCTAGCGAATCGCCACCACCCAAGTTATGCAGCGCCGGTCGCGCATTGGCCTTAACGCTATCCCGATTGAGCTGCGCCAGCAGAATAATCGGGATGTTTAGCTTGATGGCCAACTGCTTGGCCGCTCCGCTGACTATCGCTATTTTCTCCCAGCCTTGGGTATTTTTCCCCGCGTCAACTTTCACTAACTGCGCGTAGTCGATGACGACTAGCTTGGTTCCGTCCGCTACGGCTAGGCGACAGATGCGTTCAATTTCGTCCCACTTGTCGATTCCCTGTTCGATGCGAAGCGGGATGCGGCGTATTCCCTCGATGGCGGCGTAGCTTGCAGCCCTCATAGCTGGCGGCAGCGGTCCCCTCGACAGTCGCATGGAATTGATTCCTGCGGATCGCGCAACGATTCTTCGGAGCAACTGCTGCCTGCCCATTTCGAGAGATACTATCAACGCAGGTTCGCCGCGCCGCGCCGCGTCTACGGCAATCTGCACGCCCAGGGCCGATTTTCCCTGCCCTGGCCGACCGGCTATCACGATCAAGCGCATAGGCTCGAACCCGCCGACGTAATCGTCAAGTTCAACCAGGCCACTACTGACTCCGCTGTTAATGAATTTCCCATGCTCCGGCAATCCGGCTAGATACGCACCTACGTTGTCTAGTTCAGCATCTAGATTCGACGCACTTGTCTCTAAGCAGTTGGTTCTGTCTAGTTTGTTCAGGCTCTCGCTGTACCAACTCTCGATAGGTGACGGATCGTTGTTGATTCGTTCGAGTAGGCATTGGTGCTCAACGAGCTTCTTGCGGCGCATGTGGGCGGAACGAATCTGGTCGGCGCAATACTTGTAGGTGCTCGGCGTTTTCGATTGCTCGTCCATGTCCCTGAACCGCTCCAACCACTCGGCTAACTCAGTCACCCTAACTGGATCGCCGGTAGACCCTGGCACATGGACGCAGCCCGCCATTACGGCCGCTCCAACTTCAACTAGGGTGTTGGGTACACCCTCGGCTCGGCGGGCGCACAGCAAGGCCCACAGAGCGCGTAGCGTAGGGTTTGAGAACGACTCGGTAAGTGCAGACCCCCCGCATTTGTCGGTTATCGTGTTGTCGCCACTCGCGGCGTAAAACATTACCGCTCCGATCAGGGTTCGCTCGGAGAGTATAAAATGGGTCAAATTTGGCTGGTTCATAGCGCGTACTCCTCCGCCACAACATCGGCCCACGATTTTCCGGCTTTGTTAATCCGCGTCGGCGTTGCTCCATCGAAAAGTTTCGGAGAAATAATGGTCGGTTCATCTTCCCACCGTCGCTGATTAAGCCAGCTAGACGGGTACGGAATGAAATTGCCGTTTTCGCGGCTCCAATCTTCGCGGCTAGCGGAAAGCGCGGTCGCCGCCATCAGGACCGCCGCTTGCCAACTAGACGGCCGAATCTTGCTCCACGCCTCCTCGGCTTTCGCTCTAGCCGCCTTTCTCGGGTAGGCGGCATACCAGTCAGAAAATGATCCGTGATCGACACGCCCCGGAGGCGAAGCCGCAGGAGGTTTTTCCCGCTTCGTTTTCTGGGGGACTATAGGGGGGTTACTAGGATACTCGGTTACTAGGATACTAGGAGAGTCCCCTAAACCTTGCAATTTCGCATAGTTAGAGCAAATTATCTCAATGTTTTCTCCTACTTTTCTCAAAGAAAAGTCTGAGAAAAGTACGAGAAAACTAAGAGATGATTCGGCTTTATCTATCCTGGATTTTTGCGTCAGGTAGCGAATATCGCCGGGGCAGAGAGTGATCGAACATGCTTGATTTGGGGTCAACCCTTGGCGGTTCCAACGGGTATCCATTAGGTGAAAAAGGGCGGTTAGTATGCCGGTCTGTTCACGGCTGATGCCGGTGATGAAACGGTGATGCAAGCGAATATATCGCTCTCTCGGTTTACGCACTTATAATCTCCATGATCGACGCGCCCAGCAGAAAAGAAAACGGCCCCAGATTTTGAGTCTGGAGCCGTCGCCCGGAATCGGGTTTTGCCGACCAAGATTACCGGGGGCGCTGTCGAATGTTTTCATCATAATCTCAGTCGGCGTCGTAAGTATGACCGTGTGTCACATCCAAGTCAAACAACAAATAGTGATGATTGAATAAGCTCTGGGAATCTAGTAAGCGTCACGAATGGCATACATCCACCCGGACGATACGCCTTGGCGATACCCCAAGCATAGCCCGCTGTACCGCCCGAACCCGAACGCCAGAAAGCCCAACGCGCCGCCTTCGGAGCAAACTAAAAAGATGATTGCAGCGCGAACCCGCGCCTTGGAGCAGATCGCGGAGAAGATGGCAGGAGCGCCACCGTGGCTAGAAGATCCGACAAAGCCAACGACGTAAAGACGCCGGACATCACCAAGCGGTTTTCCGACCGCGACCTGTACGTCTTGCATCTACACTTGCAAGGTATGTCGATGCCCAACATCTCCGAGATGTTAGGCGAAGGCTACTCGGTTGCGGCTGTTTCAAGAATTCTCCGCTCGTCTGGCGCTAGGGCTATCATGGACGAGTGGGCTCGTCGGCGCGTAGACACGCTCGTGTCAATCCAGGACGGCGCTCAAGCCGCCGCCCAGATGGCGCTAGATGTCAAGATCAAAACGATGATGACCGCCAAGTCCGAAGCCTTGCGCGACAAGGCAGCGACCGACATCCTAGGTATAGCCGGTCACAAGCCGGTATCCCGCGCCATTATCGAATCGAACACTGTCAGTGACCCGAAGTACGCCGACAAGTCCGAGGCCGAACTCAAGGCGTTGTTTGTCCCACCTGCCGAAGAAGCGCCGCTTGAACACCCGTCGAGCGACAAGTTGCACTAGATGCGTGACTACAAAGTAACCACCGCGCCTAGCAAGCTGCCGCTCAACTACGTTGAGAAAACTCTCCGGCGTTTACTGCCATCGCCCGAGGTAATCGCGGCGATGAGCAAAACCGAGCTAGTAGAGCTGGCGAAGCGTGCCGATGACCTGCGCCTAGAGATATCCCGTGAGCCCGTGCGCTTCTTTGTCCCGTCAGAAGGTGGACAGCGCGAGTTTCTGGAGTGCGACAACCCGCGCCAGCGTGTTCGTCTGTATATCTCTGGAAACAAGGGCGGAAAAACTACTGCAACCGTCATCAAGACGTTGGAGTATCTGCTCGGTCGTCCCATCTGGGGTGACCGTACCCAGCGCAGTACGTCCACCGTAGTCCCCCTCCGGTGGGCGTACTACGCCGAGGATTTCGACTCTCACAAAGAGACGGTAATCCCGACAATCAAGACTTGGGCTCCGCCAGGTTCGATTATCAAAGAATGGCGCAACCCCCAGGGGCATGTAGTCCAGCTAGATTTCGTCACCGGCTCGGTTCTGCACTTTCGCACCTACGACCAAGGCTCCGACAAGGCCGAGGGCAAGGACTACGACGGCTGTAGCTCCGACGAACCGCCCCCACGCGACAACTACACCGCCGTTTTCCGTGGCCTAGTAGCCAAGGGTGGCGTGTACCTAATCGCCGCGACTCTCTTAAAAGAAGCCTGGCTCTACGACGAGTGCGACCTGCCGCACGTTGCCGCCTTCGAGGGCACGATTCATGATAATCCGTGGATAGACCAGCAAGCCAAGACGGATTTCCTAGCTTCGCTAGACGAGGACGAACGAGAAGTACGCGAACGCGGCAAGCCGCGCAGCATGGTCGGCCTGATCTTTAAGAACTTCAAGAATGGACTGCCGTTCGTAATCCCCGACCACGAACCGCCGCCTGGATACCCGATAATCATGGTGCTTGACCCGCACGAGCGCAAGCCGCTGCATTGCATGTGGGCCTACGTCACTCCAGACGACGGCCTAGTCGTGTTTCGGTGGGAGCTTATCGCCCCCGAGAACGAAACGGTTATCTTCGAGCAGCTAGACAAAGTGAATTTTGAGAACGGCGCGTTCCCGCATGTCCTGGTGATGGACCCTAATCGCGGTAGCTGTCAAAGCATGCATGGCGACTCGTGGGAAAAGATGTTCGAGCGCCACGGCTACACGGTGACGCTAGGAATGGACAAGATCGCTGTCGGGCATACTATCGTGAACGGCTATCTAGCCTACGACGAAAACCGCCCCCCGGCGCTAAGATTTACCGAAAGATGCCGAGGCGTAGGCGGTCCAGTGTTCGCTATGCAACGCTACGCATGGTCAGATTGGAGCAAGCAGACCAAGTATGACCGCTCGCTTAAGGAGCAGCCGAAGGACCGCTACAAAGATTGGCCGGACTGCCTGCGTTATATGTGCGCCGAAGGGTTCCAGTTCGATAGACTGACGCAGGGCTACGACGTAATTGACCTGATGGGGCCGCACACGAGGCCCATCCACGGGTATATCTGAGCTTGCTAGCTAGTTGTCTAAGTGCAATATACGGCTAGCCTGAAGGAGACTCGAATGTCGAAGATTGCAGCTTATGCGAGCAACTTGCTCGATCTAGTGAACAAAAACAAGTGCAACTACAACGAAGTGAAGATCGGCCTTGGCGAGATTATCAGGATGGCGAAGGCCGAGGATGCCCCCGCGCCCGCGCTGCCGCCCCTGGCCCCCGCCAAGCCGGTAGTTGCCACTACGAAAGCTAAGTAACCGCTCATGGGGCCGATGGGACCGCCGCCAGGGATGATGCCGCCAGGCATGGACCCTAACGAAACGATGGAGGCTCCCGAGCCCCCTGAAATGCCAGGCGTCCCAGACGAACCAGAGATGCCTATGGGCATGCCAGGATTGCAGCCTGGAGCGCCGCCCATCGCCAACGAGAACGAGCAGCTAGCCGCCCAGATGCCGCAAGCGCCTGGCGTGCCTTACGACCGCGTGCCATCGTTCGCAGAGGAAGTGCTCGACGGTGAAGAAGAACTGATCAACACCTTGGTTCAGCGCGGCTCAACGCTTGAGCTGATGCTCAACCGTGAGGAACGCCAAGCCCTCGTTGACCGCATCATACGCGACTTTGACGACGCCGAGGCATCTATCGGCAAGTACAAAGAGAAGCGCCTGCAATACCTGGACACCTGGCAAGCCACGCCGGTACAGAAAGATGCGCCGTTCGAAGGCGCATCGAATATCCGTCTGCCGCTGACATCTAGCTTCGTGGAGCAGATGAAAGCTCGCTACTACAAGGCTCTGCTAGGCAACGACAAGATCGTAGAATTCTCAAGCCTCGACCAGACCTACACTCAAGAGGAGCTGAATGAACTCAACGATTGGTTTTCCTACGAGCTGAACGAGGTAGTGAACATCCGGCAAGTTGTTCACGACTTGTTGCATCCGATGTTTCTCTACGGTGACGCTATTGCGGTCCCCGAGTACCAGCGCAAAGTTCGTAACCTAACGTCGATGCGCGAGTTCGAAATCCTCGATAACGTACCGATGGCGGCACAGGTCAAAGACGCTCTGCGTTTGATCACACAAGAGAATATCACGCAGCAGGACATCCCGACAGTCGATTCGAAAGCTATCGGTGTCTACGACCTGACCTACACCAACGACGGCATCAAGACGCACGGGAAAATATCGTTTCGTATCTGCAACGAACGGCTGTGCGCCGAGATCACGCGCCCCGAGGTTGTGTTCGATGGCGTCTACGTTCACCGACTAGGCTTGGACGATATTGTCGTCATCAATTCCATGCCGACACTGGACGAACTGCCGTTCTTCGGCGTGCGCCTATTTCAGACTGTCCATGACTTCATGGTAGCCGCTACCAATGGCGAGTACCTGGAACTCACCGAGGAAGAACTAAGCAGCATCAGGGCGCAGGCCAGGTACAAGCGCGGCGACTATATTTCGCAGCCTAGCCAGGAAGCGCAGGACCAGCGCGAAGGTACTGATTCTGCTGACTCTGCGGCGTTTGACATGGCTCGCAAGTTCTTGGAGCTGTACCGCTGGGAAGGCCGTTGGTCGCCCGATTCAATGTCGAACCCAGCCGACGCGCAGCAGGGCGGCGAGCAGGACGAGATTGGTATCGTAGCCTGGACCGAGCCACGCTCGCGCACGCTGGTACGCATCGAGCGCATCGAGAATCTATGCAAAGACGGTGGCTGTACCGGAGTGAAATTCGGTTACATCGAGCAGCCTGACCGCTTCTTCTCTATCGGCATGGTCGAATGGCTCCAGCACTTGCAGGTCGAGTTAGAGGCGATTCACAACCAACGCTTAGACGCCGGAACCGTCGCTAATATGCCTTTCGGCTTCTACACGCCACTGGCTGGCTTGGACATGACTACGTTCAAGATGGCCCCAGGCAAGCTATTTGCAGTCAAAGACCCCAACGGCATCGTGTTCCCGAAACTCCCGTGGTCTAGCAACTGGAGCTTCGAGCAGGAGCAGAATGTCAAAGGGTGGGCGCAAGATCAGGCTGGCCTAGGCAATCCGTCTATGGGCAGCTTCGAGAGCAAGCGCACTAGCGCCAGCGAATTTGTGGGCACAACCACATCGGTGGACATTCGCACCGAGTACCTGGTCGAAGGTTTCTTCCGCTCGTTCCGCTCGTTGCTCTACAAGATTCTGGGGCACTATCAGCAGTTCTCGAAAGACGGTCGCATCTATCAGGTAACCGGACTCGACGGCGAGCGCGTAGTCAAGACGCTTTCGCGGGATCGCCTCAATGGCAAGCTGAAGCTGCATCTAACGGCCAACATCGCGCAACTG